GGAATACCAATCTGCCTGAGTCCTGCATTTTTCTACTAAAAAGTCAACCTCATCCTTTGAAACCGTTTCTGAGTTCTCAGATGAATGCTTATAAATGCCTCCGTTTCGTATTTGATAAGCCGCAAACGGAACGTAATCCACCTGAGAGTACCAGATAAGCATCGGCTGAATATACTCTGTTAGCAAGGTTTTATATGCGGCATTTGCAGGAAGATCAATATCGCCCGTTGAAATTAAATCAGCAATTCTATCGTACAATTTAGTCCCCATGTACTGCTGAATAGTCACCACTTGAGCCGTTTTTATGAACTGAATAAATTTGTCCGTATCAACATTGCCATCAAGTATTGAGTTTCTGACAAGGTCTGTCCTATTTATGAATAATGCTGTTGCCATAACTTTAATTTGCCGTGTTTGTAAATCCCATCTTGTCCCAATATGCTTTTGTATATCCCTCAAACTGCATATCTCTAGGAGCAACGGGTACTAATTGATCGTTGATTGGCGCTCTAAATCCCAAAGACTTTGCTTTTGTGCTTGTTATTTCATCTTTTTTCTTGATGCCTTCTTTATTTAAATTGCGATCCTCTTTTAAAACGTAGGTTTTCCTGAACCATTTATGGTAACATCTCGCTCCTCCTTTATAAAGCCAGATAGAATACTTGCTAGAGCCTCCTTTGCCAAATCCTTTATTGACTACTTTATTGCTTAAAGCAAGAATATCCTCTTTTCGGTATATCTTTTTTGCTCTTACCATCGCTTTGCAGAAATCTCTTGTCTCTGCTTGTGTCTTTAAAGGAGCATATTGATATCTGACCAGAAATTTCAACGATGGGTCTTGTTTACTTTTCCCGTCTTGATCTGATTTTCTATTCTTATATGCATCTCCCGTACTTACTAGGTTAATTACCTTCTGTAATGTTGATATTTCAGGTCTATTTAATTCGGTTATTTTCTCATCAAATTCGTGATCTTTTTCGTAGTCAACTTCTGACACGTCAATCAAATCATATTTGCCTAAAAAATCTTCTTCATCCTCTCCCAAAGAAAGAAATTCATCTAAGTCTTGAGATGATAAATCTTGTTTACTCGCCTCAATTGGGACACAATTAGGTACTTTTTTTCCATTCTTGTCCTTGAATCCTATCTGCTCGTATCCATCCCAACAAGGCGCTTTTAAATCTGTATGAGATTCACAAGGCATATAGTAAATTGTCCCTTCAATTTCATGCTCATGATGTCCTTTGCATCCCATTTGTTCAGCCATACTTTCAGCTTCTTCAATAGTATCATAAGCAATTTGACCGCTTATCTCTCTGCTCATCTTGACTCCCGTTTCTTCTTCAATCTCTTCTTTATCTTGAAGTGATTTATCAACCTCTGTAAACTCTAAAGGTTGCAAAGTTGTAAAGTATAAGTTCAATGAGATACCATTGTAGGATAGCAGAGTATCAAAACAATCGATTAGCAACTCTTGAAATGGTCGGATGACCGTATTATCCATTAATAGACTTGCGGTCTTTATTTCCTCTGCATTGTTCCCTAATCCTGAGTTGTCTTTTATACCCAAAAGCATAGGGGAAACAATCCGATGCGCAACCATTATCTTCTTTGCACTTTCATCTGAAAGAAATTGGTATTGGTTATGCGCATCTGATAGTTGTACTGGTGTTATTTCAGCTTGAGCATCCTTGTTATCGTTAAATGCCAGGATAAACTTTCCTGCGTTTGAACTGCCTGAGAATTTAGATGCAATCCTTTGCTCAATTAATTCCCTTTCTTGTTGATTTGGAGTTCCATTATTAAAGTTAATAAGCATTGACGGACTCAGTCCGTTCATGATATTGTTTAAATGGTAGTTACTGATCTCTTCTTCTAGTTCACAATATTGCAAACCGCCTTGGTAATCAACGGGTGAATAGTAATAAAATCCTGCACGATAAGGTTTGATGTAATAAATTTCAATTGCCTCATTTGACATTCCATAAGCAGGGATTCTTAAAGGCTTATCGCTTGGTTTGATTTCAGTCCAATCCTTGAAATAGTAATATGCAGGTATTTCTCCGTCATCATTTGCCTTTTCTGCTCTTAAAGTCTCAATTGGAAAATGTTCTATTTTAGCAATCTGCTTTCTGTCCTTTGAATAGATTACTTGCATTGCCGCTTGACCCATTAGTTTCAAATCATAGCAAACTTTACGCACACAATCCTTGTGAAGTAAAGAAACCATCTGAGCATATTGCTCTGGTTTTCTTGCCGCATCCGTAGCATTTAATCCTTTGCCATAAATCGCTTGACTGATCCCATTAATAGCCGCATTATTTGTCGGACTACCATTGTATCTATCTATTAAGAATTGAAAATAGTTATTATCTTCTCCATAAGATACCCAATCCTTGTTTGCAACCTCCTTAACTTCTGGACTAGTATATGTGCTTAAGTTGATTACTCCAATCTCAGTTTCATTTTTATTCTGTTTTACTGAGATATTTGGTAATGTGCTTTTTTTGTTCCTTTTCATGATGTTACAATATAGTCATTGTTGTAGGAATTGTTATAAGTATACTGCCCCTCGTTAAGTTCGTAGTACTCATTCTTCGTTTGATCAATGGTTTGATCTGTACAAAAGATGCGATCTGAGAATATTTCAGAAACAAAGGTATTAGTTTCGTTCCATTTAGTGTTTTCTGCTTCCCAAAGATTAAAGTTTGTATTCCAGATATTATAGTCAATGTACAATCTAAGATCGTAAAAATGACCTTCAACTAAAATAGGGTTAAAGGTATTATTAAATACTAGGTAATTTCCTACCGTTGTTGCCGTTGTTATTTCATAAATAGTAGTGACGTTTGTACTATCATCACGAATGTCCATGCTAAAAGTTGTGACGTATTCTCTAGGAATTACGGTAAGCGTTTGAGCAGTTGCGGAGGTTCTTAGTATTATCATCTAATAGTATAACGTAATTTCATTGATATTTTTGAAAATGAAAGAAAAAAAGCAGTCCCCCCTCGAAGACTGCTTCCATTAATTAACCAAAACTAAATTTAAGCCGTTGGATCAATTTGAGTTGCTTGAGTCGCTCCCGTAATTATTGTTGATAATATCCAAGGTGCAGCCGTCTCTTCAATTCCTTCCATTGTTAAAGTGAATCCTGAAAGGTCTCCTGCCGCCGTTCCCGTGGCAATAGTTCCCCCCGTGCATTCTGCTCCATTTTCCAACCCTACAAGAAATATGTTCCCGTAATAATCTTCAACCGCAACTTGTGGTCTAGATTGAGCCAATAATTGAATTTCCTGCTGAGTCGCTTTATCCAGATAAGTGAAAGTCAAACTTAAAGTCTGAGTATAAAAAGTCGTTCCCGTATCCCTTGAACTTGTGATTGTTGTCTCCAATGAAGAAGCACCCTTCACGTCATACTGATAAACTTCCATTGATCCAGAAAGGGAAGCCGTATCAATTTGCCCATCAGCATCAAATGTTACCGTTCCAAGACCCGTTCCCGTTCCGTTAAAGTTTATAAAATAAGCGGCTTTAATCCCGCCAAAAGCTGATTTACAAGGTAGCTTTCTGCCTTTTGTTAATAAACATGCCATAATCTTTTTTGTTTAAAAAAAGGGCAAGCAGGGTTTGATCCCTAAATGCCCTCTTTAGGTTATAAATTAAGAATAAAGAACGCAATCAGTTGATATGCCGTATTGTACTGCGGCAGTAAATCGCATGATTACTCTCACATTCTGCGATCCGTCAAGATCGCCCATGTCTAAAACCTTTACAAGGTTCATATCTGACATCAATCCCGTGCCGAAGTATAGGTTGGTCTTCTCAGCCGCAACCGCATGGTCATCAGGCAATCCTTGAGCAACAAATATTTTGACACCGTCAAATGTTAATGCTCCGTTGTTCCACCATTGTGTACCTTCATTGTTTACACCATTTGCACCAACTCCTGCCGCCGCAAATCCTCCTAAAGCACGAACATAAGCACGAGCAATATTCTGTGAAACGTATAAGTATAAATCTTCTTTTCCGTAAAGAGCAGAAGGAATTGCGTCAACAATTCTGCCTAGTTCAGCGATTACATTTGCCGCATCAACTGCCGCAGGAGCAACCACTTTAGGTACTGCCGCATCAGCAGTCATCAATGGCACGAATCCATCAAAAGAACCAACAACGGCATTTGCACCGTTCCAGATATTCTGCTCTGTTTTCTGAGCCACTTCTTTTGCTACATGAGCAATAAGAAATTCAGCGAAGGTCGGAGGTAATTGATCAAAGGCAGAGTATCCCATGCTTTGAGCGCCCCAATTCGCAATGAATGGAGTTTTACACAATTCAAGGTTTACCTGAAATTCCTCTGGTTGAATAATTCTCTCAGTCAATGTGACGTTTCCCGTGTTTGTGAAATCACATGATGAGTCCACAATTAAACCAGACGTGTCAACTTTCTGAATTACTTCTTTGTACTTAACGTTTGGCATGATTTCGATGCCTCCGTTGTCAATTGTTGAACCGCTCAATAAAGCCGCGGCTATGTATTTTCCTGCAAATTCACCTGCATAGGTGCTAGTTATTGTTAAAGCCATTATATTAGTTGTTTAAAATTTTTGATAATACTGAATCCATAACGGACTTAGTTCTTTGTTTCTGAAAAGTTATCTTTTCATTCTTGTTTGATACTGATTCTGGACTATGCTTAATAGCTTGAGCCGCAGGTTGTGAAAGTTCTTCTTTGAGGTCTTCGTTCATTTCCTCTTTATTTCCGTACCCCATTTCTTCAACCTCTTCCGCAGAAACCTTATCTGCTTTTAGATCAGCAATAGCATCTTCAAGATTTTGTATTCTCTTTTCCATGCCTTCCCAATCGCCAACTTCTGCCATTTTCTTCTCGTCCTTCTCTTCCTTGTCATCTGCTAAGTCCTCAGTAGTTTCCTCTTTTTCTGGGACATCATCGCTAACGTCTCTGACGTCTGCAATCATACCTTCTTCTTCAACAACTAAAAGCCGTGAGTCTTCAAGTATATATTCGCCGACTGGCATAGCTACTTTTTCATCATCGGTAAGGATAAAAACTTCTTTCCCTTTCTCAAATGCTTCCGCTTCTATATCAGTTCCATTCTCTAGCTTCATGGTCTCCAATTTGACTTGAATGTCAAGAAGCGTTTTTATTTGATTCAACATTTCATTTGTTCTCATATTAGTATAACGTAAAAATTTAAAAGTTTTGTCTTTTAACTCTGTCGATAAATTGGTCCAATGCCTTGATTCATAGTTCCACCCTCGCAACATTTTCTTGAATAGGTGTTTTTATGTCTACATAAACATGCCCTGCTACTACTCTTTGGACTTGTTCTGCTAGGTATAAGTGTCTTCGTTTTATTTGTCATGATTTTTTCTCTTTTTCTGCTTCATTCATTTTCTTTTTTGCCCATCCCAAAGCTGATTTGCCACCCCATAATAAATAAGATATAGTCCCACATGCCTTAGTGTCTGAAGGATCGTAAAACTCTTCTGCTCTGCTTAAATATGAGTACATCCTTTTAATGGTATTCATAGAAATAGGCTTCCCTTGAGCCAATTGTTGCGCTCTAATTTTACCTACTTCAGTTGCACATTTATTGTTAATCTTTTTGTTTAACTCAATGCCTCTTTTTGCGTTGTTTTTTACGGAATCAGGATAGTCCCTGAAAGACTCCATTTCAATCTCGTTCTTTTCCTTGTTGATAATTCCTCTAATCATTGAAAGCATTTCTTTTGCTTCCTCGTTTTCTATTTCTTCAAGTGTTAATTGAGGCTTTTGAATTGACATGTTTACCTTATCCGCAAAGTATCCTTCAATTGAAAAACCTTTGACTCTGCCTTTTTTCACATATTCTTGCCAAACCTCCTCATTGTTGACCTTCATTGTTCCCATCCATGTCCCAACGGGTACGTTCATTCCGTATTTTCTGCTCTTGTCATGCACCTCATCTTCTACGATCCAAGACTCAACCAGAGTCAACCCATTAAGCTGATGCTGATGTTCTAACGTGGAGTTGTTTTGATTACCATTTCTTAGGTACATTTGACTCGCTTTCTCAATTGTGTTCTTTGAGAAATAGATGTAATACTCTCCGTCTTCTGAGTATCTATAAATAGGTTTGTTAGGAATAAGCAAAGCACCCATCAAGATTCTTTTGTCTTTGGATACCTCTGCTAGTTTAATTTCATCATCCTTTAGGGCAACAAAATCACTCTCAATAGCAGGACTTTCTACAATTGAAATTGCTTCAATACCTGAAAACTCCTGATCTTCGTCTAATACTAGTTCTACTATTCTCATAATAGTATAACGTAAAAGCGAATAAGTTTTGTATTACAACGTAGCTGATTCGACTATATTTCTGTCAAGGCTTTGTGAGGTGGTCACATCTCCAGACACAACGTATGCTTTCACGGGCGCTTGAGTCTGTCCCCCGATAGCATCTGCCAATTGATTTGTTCCCGTTGTTCCTACTACATTAAAATCTGCAGGAATTGATGGAGCCTGAAAACTAGGTACTGAAGGAGTAGAACCTCCGCTAACATCGCCACCGCCAACGCCATTTACTTTAGGCAGTTTAGTCCCTTTAATTTCCTTGATAGTCCTAAATCCCGTTGCGATTGCTGATGCCGCCGCTATACCTCCCAAAACGGGTCCAACTACGGGTATTCCTGCCAATGAATTAAAAGCAGAGATTGATGATTGTAATGTAGTTATTGTAGTTGATGCTATTGCCGCCGCTTTTCCTGCCTTAGATTCTTTTCCGAAAATATTTGCTAAACTATTTAGTGTGTTTTTAGCAATATCTAACTTTGCCGCCGCTGACATATCTTCAAGTTCAGCTATTTTTCTATTTGACTCAGCTTGATAATTAAGTAACTCTTCATTAGCATCCGCAAATGCTTGAGTATCTTCTTTGTATAACGCTTTCTTTGCCTCAAGCCTTTTGGTCTCTTCAGCTATTTCTAAAACGGTTGCCTCTTGCAATGCGGTAATTCGCATGAATTCATTCAATTGCCTTTCAGCATTCCACTCGCGTTCTTCTTGTCTTCTTAAAATCTCTCCGTCATTTATTGTTGCGTCAAGTTCTTGTTTTTCTTTTGTTAACGCTAAATCATTTGCTTTTTGCTCTGAGATAAATCCTTCAATGGTTGCCTCAACCGCTTTCACCTCGTTTTTAGCCGCAATCAAAGCAAGTTCTTGTTCTATGCCTCCATTTAATTTAAAAGCCGCTATTGCTTGTCTTTCAACTATCTTGGCGTTTTCAAGCATATCCTTGTTTTGCTTTTCAAGAATTGCTTTTAATTTTTCATTTGCTTCAATCCTTTCTGTGATTGTATTACGTTCCTCATCCCTAATCTGACGTTGTTTTTCTGCTAGTCTGTCCGACTCTTCAAGTATTCCTATGTTTAACAATTCTGCTCTTTGCGCTTCCTTCGCCATCTGAACACTTGCCGCCGCCGCTTCAACCGTTTTTTTAGTGTAATCCGCAGTCGCTACGGCAACTTCTTTCACTAACTCAACCGTTTTATCAAATGAGTCATCAACTCCCGTTAGAACGTCTGTAAACTCTTTTCCCGCATTACTTGCCGCTTCTATTGCTCCGTCAAAATCTCCTTCAAATACTTTTTTAATTGCCGTGCCTAAATATCCCAGAACTTCCAAAGCAGAATTGAATCGTTCGATCATATTCTCTTTGATCGCTTTTCCTAAATCTGCTACGGCTTTTTGAGGATCGTCAAATATTTTTTTGAAATAATCTGTTATTGGTCCAACGTTACTCGTGACTAATTTAAATAGATCATTAAATGCAATCTCAAGAGCCTTGAAAGCAGTCGCACTAGCATCAACAACCGCTTGGTTAGTCATAAATAACTCTGTCAATCCTTCCAGAACCTTCAAGAATAGACCAACCCCTGCCGCTTTGATAGCCAATCCCATCCCTTTAATTCCTCCTGCGGCTTCGTCTGTGGTTTTCTTTAAGGCATTAATAGCATCTTCAGTCTTTTTATTGCTATCAACAACCTCTTTGCTAAGATTTTCAATCTGCTTTTTGAGGTCTTTAATTTCTTGACTCGCTTTTTTGGTGTTCGCTACTACGTCAATTTCTGCAACTTCCATTTTGTTTCTTTTTTAATTTGCTTAAATGCCTCTTTAAAACTCTTAGGGAAAAGGTATTTCCCTTGAGCAATCCTGATGTTTTCTGTTTCTCCGTCTGCTAATTTTAGCATTTCAATTATTGATCTCATACCACGTTTAATAGTTCAAAGTCACTTTCTCCCGTTTGAAGGTTTGTTGTAACTGAGTTAATAATATAAGTTTGATTCCTCACGATAATTCTATCCCTTAATTCCAGAGCAATTACGATTCTTAAAGGCAAAAATGCTTTGACTTTTGTGATCCTTCTTTGGGTATTAAATACCGCTGAAACGTAATCTGTATATTCCTTTCTAAATAATGAGGCATCCGAAAATCCTGCAGATGTTAATTCATACTCATTTATTTCAGCGCCAAAATTTAAGTTATCTGGATTTATTTGAGAAAGCAAAGCAACGCTATTGCTTGGCACATTGTAATCGGTTACTTCAACATGACTAGTTGGAGCAGTTAAAAAAGAAATTGAATTAATACCTCCACCCGATAAAGTCACGGGGTAAAAAAGCAAAGGCTTTCCGAAATAAGGTTGTTGATTTTCGTTTACAAAATAGCCGTATTGTATGGTTGTTGAACTAGTCGTTGCTTGATCAAATAACCTTTCAAATTGTACATGCTCAAAAGGAGGTTTGACGGTATAAATTTCTGTTGGTGCGCTATAAGTTGCATCATCTAAAGTGAATCTAAGACTGCCCCATCCCACGTTATTAAGTTGCTCATATTGTTTAGCAAGGAATGTCCCAAGTCCTTCATACTCAAAATTTACTTGTTTATAGGGTAGCGCAACATCAACCGCACTTTTTGAAATTTCTAAATATTGCGTAATATCATAGCTAGTCCCCGTCGAATAATAATCGTCAATAGTTTCGACTTGAATATTTCCGTTAGGTAAAGCGTAAACGGTTAAATTAAAAAGGTTAAAAAGACCATTTAAAAAATCAATAACCTTTTGCTCTGGAATTTGCTGAGTAATAATAAACTCAATAGCAGTAGTTGTATTAAAATCTGCGTTTGTTGTAAAAACTTCTGCCCAAGATACATAAGTAACCCCTGCTAAATCCCATTCGATGTCCGTTGAGGGGAACGTTATTTGAGTTATAACTAGCGTTACAATTGTAACCGTATAAAATCCTTGAGGTAAATCTTCGCCCCAATCAGCATTAGTAAAACTTCTGTTACCTGACGCAAAAGTTGACTCAAAATAAGATGATCCATTTCTGTATACTATTACTTGATATGCTACTCCAGACGCAGTTGTTAAATTCAAATTACCTCTTACCGTTGCGTTTGCAAATAACCTCATTGTCGTTACGGATTGTTGCTCTGCAAATGCGGGAGAAGAAGGAGTTCTCGGTAACCATTTGTTGACTTCTGATGAATATTGCGTAAGCTGAACGGCGGGTTGAACGTCTCCGCTTTTTCTATGAAGCCACATAAACAAATGATAATATCTGTCATTTGAACTATTAAAAAAAGATGTGCTATCAAACGTGATTCCGTATTGCGTTTCAATTGCGCTTATAATTGAATCAATCCTAATCGCGTATTTTAATTGCGACCATAAAACCCCATGCTCATTTGATCCGCCTCCCGTGTGATAATATACATTTCCCGAACCTGCAATGTGAGTTGTCGAGTTATAAAACAATCTATCAGTATGAGTGATTAAAGGGCAAATAATTGATGATCCAAATGTTTCTTGTAATTCAAGTTTGTCTTTAACTATTTGAGGACTATAAATCAAGTTGTGAGTTGATAGTGAAGATAAAGCCGAAAGCATATCCTCTCCGATTAGGTCTTTTAAATTTACGGTATTACCAAAGAAAGTTATTCGATATGCGTATGCTTTGTTCTTTTTTAAGTCAACTCCTTCAAGCCGAATAAATCCATCTTTAAAAGGGATGCTATTAAGTTCAATTTTTCCCGCAACTTTATTTAACGCATCGAAACCTCCAACAATATCAAAGTTGTAATAATGCTTAAAAAGCAAGTTATTAGTTTTGGAAGCAGGAACAGAAAACGTCTTTGAA